CCCATATTGTCCACATTGACCATGAAGCCGCCCTTCGACCCTGGCTGGGTCGCCATGGCGCGCTGCATGACTTCAGGCGCCAGGGGGCGCATCAAGACCTCTCCAGGAATGAGGATGTTCGAGGTCAGTTCGCGGCCTAACTGCTTCGCGACTGCGCGTGAACACTCGATTTCGAATCCCGCTTCCTGCATGAATGACGGATTGGCCGAGCCATACTTCAGCGCGCGGATGGCGCGGAAGATGCTATAGCGCTTCGTGTCCTGTGCGGAAAGCCCGACGGCAGAGGCGGCGACGGGACGTTGCCGCCCGCGCTCCTCCAAGACATCGAGCACTTCCTTCGCCACCACGGTGAGCGGCGTGCCCTCCTCGATCCAGCGCGCTTCGACGCGACTGTCGATTTTGTTCCCTTTGCAGAGATTGATAATGGCCTGACGACGTTCCCTTTCGGCTTCGAGTGCAGTGGGCGACGCCCCTCTGGCTGCTGCCTCCGCGGCCGCTTTTTCTTCTGGGGTCATAGGATCCTCCTTGAATGTGGCGCGGGGCGCCGGTTGTGGACTGCTAGGTTGTGCTGCGCGAATCATGCGGCATTGGAATTCTTGCTCGGCGCCGCGACCGATCCCGACCGTGGCATCGGCCGGCACGGTGACGATGGACACCTCGTAGGGTTCCCAATCCGTCACGGTAAAGGTCTCCCCCTTCACGTCTTCCTCGATGACATTGATGCAATAGGCCAGCGAGACATTGCGCAGCCCGCCATCGATCATGAGTTGAACTTCCTTGGCGCGGTCCGTCTCAAAGAGGACGGCATCCACAATGAGTTGTTTCTTCTCGACGCGAGCGCCGGTAATCATCCCGATAGGATCATCGATGTTGTGATTAAACAGCAGCGGCATGGCGCCGACTGTCGCACGGGTCAATTGCACGGCGTCCGGTTCATGCGAGAGAACCTCTTCGCCATACCAGCGCTCGACTGGCTCTTCCGACGACGCAGAAAAGGTCAGCACGTTTTGATCGGCCTTGCGTTCGATACGCAGCTCCGTCGGTGTCAGCCCTCTGCGGAGGAAGCCTTTGTATTTCAAGATTTCTTCAGTCGATCGTTTAGACATGGGTCCTCCCGGCATCTCGAAGCATTTTTTCCGCGTTCTGCACGGCGGCGTCGTTCGCCGCCTGGTCACCGGATGGCGCCGGCGGAGCGGCGTTGGGATCCTTCACGGTCGAGGGATCGGTATCGAACTTGAGGCCCATCCGCTCCATCATCTTCAGTTCTTGCTTGCGCTCCTTGAGGATGTCCTCCAGATCCGATCCGTCTGCGGTCTGCGCGATCACGCGGCCTACGGTCGTGAATCCGTTCCTGATCGCTTTCTCATAGGCCTCGACTTCCTTCGTCGGATCGATCCAGCCCCACCCGCGCGGCTTGAACCGCACCACTTCGAATTTCGCAGGATTGAGGGCGTATTGTTCCAAGGGAATGCTGGTGATGGTGCGGGAGAGGGCAGCCTGCTGCAGCCACTCCTCATAGACCCGCATGCGGAAATCGCGAATGAACCACATTTGCAAGACGCGCCAGAGATCCCGGTCGTCGAGCAGCGCGAGGCGCGAGCTGGAATAGTTACTCTGCGAATAGTCGCGACTCAGGCTCTCGTAGCTTGGTCCGGTGCCCGCCGCGACTTCGCGCAGCATCATGCGCATGAACGGATCGAGCTGGGCGTTGGGCCGATTCGGCGCGGCATAATTGAATTTCTCGCCTGGCGCGAGATGCTCGATCACGGCTGGAGAAAGTTCGACTTCTTTCGAACCGTCCGGTAGCTCGTCGCCCATCTGTGTCTCGCCATCCGGCGACTCGATGAATCCCATGTAACAGGCCGCGGCACGGGCCGCCGTAATTTCCGCCTCCGTCAGGCCGTCCATATCGTTGAACTTGCGCGCCGTCGCGTGCATCCAGGGCATGGAGCGCGTCTGCGGCCAGCGGTCGATGATGCGCAGGTGAATGATGTCGGACGCCGGCACCCGCTCGACACGATTGGTCTGGCCGGCCGTCCAGCGCAGATCGCCGGGGTGCAATTCGCGGATCCAATAGGCGATGGGCGCGCCGAAGCCATCCAGTTCCACGCCCAGCTTCACGCGGGCCTGCTCGGCCACCGGCATCGGATGAAACTCGTCGGCGATCCGTTCCGGCTCGATCACCTCCAACGCCAAGGGCACGCGCGATTGGCCGAACCGTGAACGATGCAGACGCACGAAGATCTCGCCGGCCTCGAAGACTTGGCCGATGAGCTGCCGCTCCATGGCGTTGAAATGGAGCGACTGGCCGGTGTGGCAATGGGTCGCCTGGCACCATTCTTCATGAGCCGATTCGATGTCGTCATTGATGCGCTCGTTGAGCTCGCCGCGGCTGGTTTCGACTTTGGCTTGCAGCCCGATCCCGGTCCCGATCACATTGTTCTGCACAATCACTTTGGCCCGCTTGGCATACCCGGCATCACGGCAAAGTTCCCGAGACCGGTTGCGCGCGGTGCGGAGGCTGCTGGAGAGTTCGCTGTCTTCGCTGGTCGTCGACGTACCCCATCCGGACGTCAGCCGTCCCGGACGGGCCATCGCATACATGCGCTGCTGGCGCATTGGCAGGGGGCGGCCTGATGGCGTCGGCATCAAGATTTTCGCCAGTTGGGCGCGCAGTCGATCAAGCACGGCTGAACCTCACGCCGATGCGACGGGGATTGATACCGGTACGGGCGAAGGACTCGGCCTGCGCCTCCGACGCCACCGCCTGCTTGTAGTAACTCCGCCACCGGATCATCTCTTCTGGCGAGAAGCTCCGGATGCGGCGGCCATTGATTTCCATTTCGAGTTGTGTCGAGGAGGCCTTGCCTTCGAAGGCGGCCTCGATTGCGTCGAGCATCGTCTTCGCATGCGAGCGAAAGTCGAACGTCGTCGCGGCGGCCAGATTCGGAAGAATCGTGACGGTCCCGTGGCCCACGGTATAGATCTCCGTGGCCTTCGTGACGCGGGCCATCCACTGGTAGTCGCCAGCGGTATAGCCTGCCGTGGTGGCCGCCGGCACGGACACCGAGAAGTCCGCGCCGCTCGCGCTGGCGGTGATCGTGATTTTGGCAGAGGCGTTGATAAGCGTGTAGACCAGCGTCCATCCCGCGTTCGCCGGATAGTCAGAAAGGGATTTCGTCCAGGCCAGCAGATCGCCGGCGCGGAAGGAGGACGGTTCAGTTGACGGAATCGTCGCACTCATGCGCGACGTTCTAACTCAGGATAGTTACAGCGTCTACGGCACGATCCGGCACAAACCAGGTATGTTGAGGGGTGACTTTCGGCTATTTCCAGCCGGTGACAAATCTGGCAGGTTGGCGACCAGAGCCTGTTTGCTTGATTTTAGTTGGGTCTGATTCCCCTGATTTTTTTTGCATCATTTTTTTGATATCGCTCGACGGCACATACCAGCCCTCTTTCACCTTGAAAGCGTGCGGAAAGACCCCCTCTTTAATCCAGGCGCGAATCGTGTCTTCGTCCCTCTGAAACAACGTGGCGAGATCCTTCACGGTGAGCAGTTTGGGGCTCACCGCCACCCCTGCACAAAGCCGCGCGGGTGGCGCAGCGGCTGCGGCATTCTGACGGATCGCGCGGGAACGGGAGGCGCGGGAGCCAAGGCCTGCTCTAACCTGTCTGCAATCTGCTCAGTACTGTCCGCCGGCGCCGCGGCCTTAACCTTCTCGATCTTCTTCTGCATTTTAACGGCCAGTGCTTCCAGATTGGGATTGAGAATCTTGAGCGCGGCCATGTTGTAGACTTTCAAATCCAAGGCCTCGTTCCGGCTCCTCGTCTTCTTGTAAAAGCGCCCGACCAGCACGCCCTTGGTATATTTTTGCATCTTCTCTTCGCTCGTGAGCTGCTCGAAATACTCTTCGTCATACTCGGGATAGTCGGGGAAGTGCATGTAGCCAGGGCCGAACTCGACAATCTGCAGCCGCGGGAACAGCGTGTCCTTCGCCGCGACCGTGCCGATCATCCAGAGGTAGAGCCGGGCTTTTTTCTGCTTGGACGGACGCGGCGGCACGAGCGGGTCCCCTAACGTGCTCGACCCCTTGCCGGCACAGATACGGCCGCCACGATAGGTTTTTACAAAGTCGTAGCTTTCCTGCGTGTAATGTCCCCCGGTATCGACCAGGATGTTCTGCACCGCCATCGCAATGCCGCATTCGTGGGTCACCGGCGCGTTCAGCCATGCGGCGCACTCGTCCCACACCGCCTTCTGCGACGGCTTGCCGAAGAATTGCTTGTAGCCCAAACTCCAACTTTCCTCCCCGACACCCCATCCCACCTTTTCCGCTTCCACGCGATCGTCCTGCACGTCGATCGCTGCGGTGATGACCAGCACGCCGTCGGGACAGGGCGCGGCGTAAGTCTCGCGTCGCTTCATGATCTCGTTCTTTTCGACCTTCTCGCCGGTCTCCTGCCACGTCTCCGCGAGGATCGTATTCACGAAGGCCTTGAGCGCCCGCTTGTCTCCTCCCTTCGCTTTCTTCGTGGCCTTCAGGTGCCGGCGGGCGATCTCACCCCAGCTCAGCGGCCAGCCGTACGGCATGTAGAGCGCGTTGATCAGAAACGATCGAATCGGATTATCTGGATCCTCGTGGACCCACTTCCCGTTTTCCAGCATGAAACTCTTGTGATGCTCATCGATGAGCTGTCCGCACTGCTCGCACCGATAGGCGGCGTTGTGTGGCTCGTGCACGCCGTTGAAGGTAAAAATCAGATTCCCAAAGCGCAGCCATTGGACCGCCAGGCACAGCGGACAGGGGACATAAAATTTGCCACGCGAGCCCGCGAGATACGCCGGCTCGATCATACTGGTCTCTGATTCCAGCGGCGTCGACAGTTTGAAGATCTTCCGGCGCGCAAACGTCGAGGTGCGATTTTCCGCCAGTTCGCTCGGATGCCCTTCCCCGTCGGCGTCCTGCACATAGCCGTCGAGCTCGTCGAGCACCAAATACTTCACCGACGCGAACCGCAGGCCGACGGCCGAATTACTCCCCGTGAGCAGGATCATGCCGCCCATGAATTCCTTTGATAAGACCGTGTTGCCGCTGTCGCGCGTGCGCGCCTCCCGCACTTTACCTTTCAGGCACGGCGTGAGATCAATCATCGGCTGCAGCTTTTGCTTGCTGAGTTTCTTCGCCAGATCCACCGTTGGCTCGACGACCATGACTGCGGCCGGCGCCCGATCGATGATGTAGCCCAGCCAATTCACCGCCACCGTCGTCGCCCCGACCTGGTGCGATTTCATCACGACCACTTCGTTGCACGGATGCGACGGGCTCAGGCAGGCATAGACCTCATTCCAGAACGGCGTCCGGCTGGTCCGATACTGCCCGGCCTCCGCCACGAACGAGGGCAGTTGCACATTCTCGTCGGCCCACGCATCGACCGTTTGGAGCGGATCCGGACTCAGTCCTTCCCGGAACGACGCGAGATAGCACTCAGGATCAGCAAACGCGTATTCCACCGTCAATCCCCCATCGCAAACCGTTCAGATTCACCGCTGGTCGTGTCGATCTCATCGGGAGTGCGTAGAGGCCTCGAACGACCCACGTCGACCGGGTGCTCGATCGGGGCGGCTGCCGGCGCGTCGAGCATCATCTGCTCCACCGCCGGCACCGTCTGCCCATTCGCCAATTCATGCAACACCGTATGGATCTCCTTCGTGAACGAGTCGAAGATCTTCTCCTGACTCGACTCCGCCGCAAACACGCCGCTCAACCGACTCGGCAGATTCAACAACCCATCCCGGACGCGCCGCGTGACTTCGAACCAGTCTTTCGCCACGCGCGCGACCGGCACTAGCTCGCCCGCAATTTTCTGGAGCCGGATCTGCCGCATTTCGTTCTCCAGCTGGATTTTCTTCACCTCCTCGCCAGCCTTCGAGCTGCCCTCCTCCTTCGTCTTCAAGTGCCGAATGTACGCCGCCACCGCGACCTTCGGGTCATGCAAGCCGTTCTCCGGCATCGGCACCACACCCTGCCGGCAGAGCACCCCCAGCCGTTGTGGCGAAATGCCAAACACCTCTGCCAGCTCCGTATTCGACCACCAAGACGTGCCGAACAAATCACTCACCGGAATCCCTCCAACCCCACCGTCTGAACCTAAATAAACACCCAAATTTTTCCCCTCCCTCTAGCCATTTTGCGAGGCCTTGCTAACCCGCATTGCTGCATGTCCAGGAGGGACCCATGCTTAATAATCATCGGTTGATAGATCACGGAATGTTCCCATCGATATAAGTCGCGCTTTCAGCTCCTCGGGCATCGGCTCATACGTCTCGACTGGTTGCGCGGCAATCATCGTGACGTATCTGTGATTCACACTCTGAAGCGCCCGCTTCAGCGCGGATACACTCGGCCAGACTTCTCCTTGTGCGTAGAGATCCGCGACGGACCACCATGCGTGAGGATGCGCCCAGTTGAGTTTGGCGTAATAAAAATCCATCTGCGTTTTGGTTTCTTCCGTGGGCTGTCCCTGGTCGTTGAGGGCGCGATAGCGCCACCCCCAGGATTGGAGTACGAGCAACTTCCATCCTTTCGCGAACTCACTTTGCGTCATAAGAGATCCACCAGTGATCTGGGCGTGTGTGGCCGTGTCGTGGGGGCGTTGTTGTCGTAGTTCCCTGCCATCAGTTTCGAGAAATTCTTTGGGCCCAGTATCCAGTCCAGCGTCACGATGAAATCGGTTTTACGACCGACCAAAAAATCCGACGCTTCCACTCTCGTGAAGAGCGTCTCCCACCAACTCACCGAGGGATGGTCTCGAATCCGAGATTGAATGCGCTGCCGGATCATGCCCGTCACGTCTTGAATCGGTCGGACCCCGCGTCGTGCATTCCATGCCTGCATCACCCACGCCAACGTCACCGGTGTTTCACCGTGACATTCGCGGTTCCCTTCCTTTTCCTTTCCTCTTCCTCTTCCTCTTCCTCTTCCCTTCCCTTCCCTTCCTGTCGTCTCGACTGTTTCCCTGTTGTTTCCCTGTTGTGTCTCGACTGTTTCCCCGTTGTTTCCCCGTTGTGTCTCGACTGTTTCCCCGTTGTTTTCCCGTTGTGTCTCGACCGCTTCACAGGTATTCTCTGTGGTATATCCTGTCGGCGGCGGCGGGAATTTCTCTTGTTCATCCGCCTCTTTACCGGTAATACGCTGGTGTTGGAGAAACGACGGAATCTCTCCGTAGCTTACCCCATCAACCTCATAGCGACGAATGAAGCCGTGTGTCGCTAACAGTTCCAGAGTGATGCCTATATCGAATGGTAAAAACGGTAAAATGTCCAGCTTGAGGGTGCGCGGTTGCCACCGGAACCGTCCCAATTTGTCGCAGTGGCCCCATAACGCAGCGAAGACCATCATCGTGTATTGTTGGGGGTGCGCGAGTTCGAGGTCCTGAAGGGCCTCATGTCGGAAGAAATTTGGTTTGATGGTTCGAATTCTTGGCATCGATTCCTCACACCCTGGCCAAACACGTTATATCGTTGGTCATGACCGCACCTTGCGAAATCCAATCACCCAGACCCAGGGGTTGAGATCCCAGGAACCAGCACCGTGGATGGATTCCCACAACGCCTGAAATGCGAGCTGGGCATTACCGTGAGATCGACCGGCGGCCTGCTCTAATCCGTTCGCGCCAGGCCACATCCCCTCCGCCTTCGCGTCGTCCCGACTGATACATGTCAACCGCTCCACCTGCACGCCAGTGATCTCCAACCAGAGCCGCGCGGCCTCCTTCGGCATGTACAAGGGCGAGAGGGTGTCACGCCGCCATCGCCATCCATACGCGCCGCCCATGACCGGAGGCTGTAGATGCACTTTGTCGCGCCGATATTGCATGCGGTCCCCCGTCGAAGTTTTTTCCAGTCCCTCCTTCACATAGAGGCGGTCGCCGATCATGCCGAATGGACAACAGAAACAATTAATGGGTTGACCATCCTCATACCAGGCCAGCCCGGTCACGGGTCGCTGAAGGGATAATTTCAATTGATCGTCCTAGGTGACCCATGTCGGCCACTGTACGATCCGCCGCGTCTGCGTCTTGGTGCCGTTCTCGCACAGGGTATAATTCTCTGGCGTCATTAGGATGCCGCGCTCGTTCATCATGGCCACTGCCGCACGCGCAGCTCCGCGGGCCATTCCGAGAGCGTGCCGCCTTTTCGGTCTTCGATTGCACGACACCCAAGATCATCTGCCGTGCCCGGTGTAGAAAACGGTTTGGACCCAAGCTGCTTCACAAACACCGGCACTTGTGCTGCCTGGCACTGGTCCTTGAGCGACCGGATCCACGCGAGGTCACATGGTCTCGCGCGTGGTCCTGATTCACCGCCGACAATCACCCAATCGAGGCCTGGATAAACTTTAGCGAATCCATCCATGAGATCTTCCTCGAGCACGTCGATATATTTGTCCAGGTTGATCGGCCCTAGCAACGGCTCGGCCGATATCCAGCGCACCGCCGCCGGCGTCTGCAATAGGAGCGGGATCCGTTCGTTGGCCGTCGCTTGGTCTTCGACGCTCACCCCGAGCCACACGTGCTCTAACATCTTGAACCCTGCACGCTTACGAGCAAGGGCACGATGCGCAGACATCGGAGAAGCTTTAGCCACAATCATCCCTACTCGATCCCAGTCTTGCTGTGTTAGCCAGTCAAACATCCGCTGTGGTCGCTTGGTGAGAATTTGATAGGTATGATGGTCGGCAATGAACATGCGAGCCCACACGTCTTCGAGAAACTCGTTGGGCACATCTTCATGAAACAAATCACTCATCGAATTCACGAAGATCCTGCGCGGCTTTCTCCACTGCAGCGGCGCATCGAGCAGCTCCGGGACCAGCGTGATCTTTCCGGTCCACCGCGGACCCTGCGGGCCGAGTTCCGTCAAGCCCTCGTAAGCCATGCCGGACTTACTGAATCGATGCGCCTGCTTCATGGCGTAGCAGTTCGCGCAACCCGCACTCACGAGCGAACAGCCGCGCATAGGATTCCACGTCACATCGGTCCATTCAATCGAGGTGAACGTGCTCATGCTAGAAATCTCATGCCCTGCCGCGGCGCGGCGCAGACGCCGCCCCGCATCGATCCTGGCCGCCGTGCTGGTCGCACCGCGGCCCACTCATCACCGTTCCAACGGTCCATGCTCATCGGGGGGTGTGGTTTCCCTTTCCGGCTCGCCCAGGCATGAATCAGGCGCACCGCCTTCTCGATCAGCGGAGCACAGCTCGAACAGATCCCGCGCCCCTTCGTGCGATCGACGAAGACCCAGCTACACCCATCCGGGCAGGCCGCCGCATCCGTGCAGCCACAGCACAGACACTGCGCGATCTTGCTGCGCACGGTGGTCTTCGTCGCGCGCGCCATCAAGCCGCCTTCGTGCGCGAGATCTTCTTGAGTGGCACCGTCTGGTTCTGTGCAGATGTCTGCACAGGAGTCTTTGGCGCAAGCTCCCGGAGGATCGCCTTCACGTCCACCTTGAGCCGCGCCGCCTGCTTGGGAAAGTCCAGCACGGCCCAGTAGCTGTTATCAATTTGTAGATAGAGTTCGACGAACGCCAGAAAACGCAGGAGCTGGTCCGACTTCGTGCCACAGGGCAGATATTGCGCCGCCCGCTTCCGTGCGTGCTGAGGCAGCCGCTCCAGCAGTAGGCGCAGCAGTTCCCCTGTGGCCGTCACTGGCATCGCGTTCACACGATTGGCCACCGCCGCGCAAATCGCCGGCTTGGCCAGGTCCCACTGTGCCCGGGCCGCCTCATCGCGCGCCCGTTCGGCGGCCTCCCGCTGTCGGGCCCGTTCAGCCGTGTCGACTGTCCTGGCCTTCCCCGGCGTCTTCCCCTGCTCCCGGTCCTTCTCGCGCTGCTTCCGCGCCCGGATCTTGGCCCCCCAATGCACCAGGCAGCGGTCTTTGTTCACACAGACTGCGAAGGCCTGGCCTTGGCCTGGCCCGGAGGCAATCACCCCCAGCACCGCACGGTCGCAGGGCTTCGAGCCCTCCTGTCCATCCGCCCGTTTCCACGATTTCTCGCCATAGACCTTGGCGTCGTCCGCCTGACGCACCGCCTCATTGGCCAGATACTCGTGTGTGATCTCGACAATCGTGCGCTTCGTCTGCGTGGCATTCGCCACTTGCTTGACGGTGTCCGGAAACAAGAAGGCATCCGCTTGCTTGACGTTAAAGCGGACATGCCGCTTGATCCAATCCTCCACCTCGCGCACACTGCGGACCTTGATCGGCCGCCCGTGCGCGGAGTCCGGGTCTCCCGTCTCCTCGTCGTCGTAGAGCCGCTGCTCGAATCGGAACAAGCCTCCATCGGCATAATCCTTCGCGGGTGTCCCCATCACGGCGGCCTGCTCCGCCGGCGTCAGGCGGGCGAGCAGAATCGCATGGCCCGCGTCGATCTCGCCGCGCCATAAGCGCTCACGCGCCGGCTTGCCGAGCGCGAGCAGCTTGATCCGATCGTAGACATACTTCACACTCTTGCCGACCTTCGCCGCCAGCGCGTCGACTTTCAACTGATACGGCGCCGCCATGAGCGCCTCATACCCCTGCGCCTCATCAAGCGGATGCACATCCTCCCGTTGCAGATTCTCGATATTCAGGAACTCCATGAACTGCTGATCGGACATGTCCCGAACCAGGCAAGGCAACACGGCGACCTTCGCGTTCGTCGCCGCCCGGTACCGCCGATGCCCCGCCGCGATTTCATAGGTCTGGGTCACACCGGCCTTCACCGGATCCGGCCGCACAATCAACGGTTGCATCACGCCGACCTGCGCAATGTTGTCGGCCAGCTGCTGAAGCTTCGCCTCATCGAAATGCCGACGGGGATTGTGGGGCGATTCATGCAGCGCAGTCAGGGGCAGCTCGACATAACGGGAGGGCATGGCAGTCTCCTTCAAAGAGGGCACACGAAAAGGTATCGATCCGACGCGCCGTGCGACAAGCGCGGCCAGGCTGTGAGCATGATGGGAACCAACCTGGCCGCCACTCGTTGTGTCCAGCGATGACGATCCCGTGCCACGAGGCCGTCACCCACATCGTCCCGGTTCAGCGGCACCGGGCAGCCGTAGGCCTCTACCTCTTCACGCCTCATCCCGCAGCCGACGCAGGGCCTGATCGGTCAGAAACGCCCCAAACGTCAGATCCGGCCAGCAATCTTTCAGATTCAGAAAGGCCGCATAGAGGCGCTTCCCTTTCGGCTTTCGAATAGATCGGACGCTGGCCATTGCCGCGGCGCGTCCGGCGTCGGTACAGCAGAACCATTCATAGCCGTCACGGATGCAGTACAAGCGAACAGCCCCGAGCCACTGCAGTTCGTGCAGGTGCGCATCGCCTGGTGTTGCACAATAGTAATCGCGGTAGGGAGGAGGGTCGAACCGGGGATCATCGATGCCCAGCATGTGCCGTAGGATCTGTAGCTGTTCATGGCGCAACGTCATGACAGACTCGACCTCCATGCCGGACAGTCCAGACCCTCGTGGACCCCCATAGGGGAGGATTGCCATGGATGGCCATTCACTAAATTCCGATAGGAGGCCGGCAGACCCAACGGATCGTTGGCGCACGCCCGGCACTCCGTCCAATGGATATGCGGCCTGGACATCTCACGGATATGCGACCGATGCAGACACGTCCCGCAACAGCGCGGAAGCGACGGGCATACCTCCAGCGTCCTGATCCGTTCGACCAGCTCAGTGCTGCACTGCTGCACATACTCCAAGGACGATCGCAGGTGGTCGCGCTCCTCTTTCAGTCGCGTGATGAGGTCGAGGATCATCTCCACGCCCTCAGCCGTCCAGGTCACCGTCATGTACGGCAGTTCCGCCATCACGTCCTCATCGCATCTTCATCAACCAGAAGTTCAGCTGCAGCGCCGCCGCCCAGTACCCCGACTGCCGCCAATGGCCTTGTGCCGCATAGAGCACCACGCAGCCGGTGTTGAGCACCAAATTGATCGAGACCAGCCAATCACCCCAGGCCATTGTGCTGTGATCCTATGCGCACAGCGCTCGACGGATGTCTGCGAATTCAACCGTAACGAGTTCGGCCATCTTCACCATTAAATCAGGTTCGCGGAGTTCAGGCACATAGACAAATACGCGCTTCCCAGCCCCACAGGCCCATCCTGCTTCTAGGCTGGCTGACACTCCGCATGGCATCACATAGATGCAGGCCTCACAGGCTCTCAGCGCCGCCATGTCTCGATTGAACCCGCGCTGGGCGCACGCATGGTTCAACCCAGCGATATACTCAGATGGGATCCAACTCAGCCATTTCCTATCGACCTCCTCCCAGTGAAATCCATCGGCATCCTTAAAATCATAGACATGATGTCCATCCTCGCGCAGCGTCTGGACCACTGTCGGTTGGTAGACATTTCTCCACGAACTCGCCACGTAAATATTCATACTGAACTCCTCTGTTCCCTTCCCCCTCATCACCGCACCCGTGCCCCCACCCAACCTGCTGCCGGCTTCCCTTTGCAGTGGTTACAGATCCGGTGATCCAGCCCCGTCGACCGCATCCAGGCGACACACTTGAGACACCGCCGGAGTTGTGTCGGTTGCCGCATCAGCGACAGATCTTTGCGTTTGATGGCA